ATGTTTATAGTTCCATCTAGTACTTTAAAGTTACACTCTTTATTCATTCGTTCTTTTAATGTTGAAATATCAATCTGTGTCTCTGTGTAGTTGTATCTTTGGTCTGTCATGTTCTCTTGAATGTACAATTCTTTTTGCAATTCATTTATCTTATGCTGTTGTGTAAAGAAACTTCCTATTACTAATAATACTGACATTAGTATAGCTATTACTTTCGTACTTGCATATTTTCTGAACTTCACAAGACCAACCCCTTTAATAAAAATAAAAAGAAGAGAGTTAGTTCTACCGGCCTTTCGGCTCTGATGTCCCATTGGATCATTTTTCAAACTAATCATCTCTTCATTAAAGGGCTTGTAAAAATCGCGTGCTATTTAGTTCGTAATATAAATCTATTATAATTCTGACCAATCAACCCTATTAGGATATATACTGTAATCAGGATGATTTTCATCCCCATTTGCATAAATCCATAAAATAGATGTTGTAATGTCATTAGCTAACACTTTACTATATGCTCCACTTTGCTCCTCATTTAATATATGCACTTGATAATGCCACTTGTATCCGTTATCAAAGTCAGTTCTAGCATTCGTAACACGTTGTGCAATAATTTTACTATTTATATTACTATCAATAAATGCACTCACATCTCCACCACTATTCACATCTGTTACAATCGGAGTTATAGTCTCAGGAAAGTCACTATTAATTAAAAATCTTATCTCAATTTGTTTCCAGCCAAAAGTTAAAGTTTTAGGCAACATTCTATATAAAGTTGCCTTTATAACAACTAAATGACTTGCGTTATTTGAAGAACCTTCAACACTAACTATTGGTAATTTAGAATTTAATTGCCATATTTCATTCTTTGGTCTTGTTGAGTGAAACACTAAAGTATTTTTTGCATATTTACTCTCTGTGATTAAATTTGAATATGCATCCTCTATAGTATACGGAACATATCTATTAGTATATTGTTGATTCCATCTCATTAAAAACGACGTATTTTGAGATAATCCAGCACATAGATTGTCAATTATTGTCCCTCTAGAAGAGTATGTTGTATCTCGTAATATTTTATATGACGATGGTTTTCCTGTTACTGACCCTTGATTAAATGTAACAGACCCTAGTACATATTTAATCATATTACTATCTTCTCTAACGTGTGATAAATTAATCAAACAGTTATTAAAAGTCGTTTGACCTCCGCCACCATCTAATACGACTATATAGCTACTATTAGGTCTATCAGCTACATCTCTATTAAGGTCCAAATCTTCAAAATAGCAATTGTTTATTTCTGCTTTATATCCTGGAATTACAAAGATAGTATCTCCGATAGTTTCCATAGTGCTATCATTGATAGAAACAGTATTACTTCCATTATACAAAGTATCATCACACCTGATCACATTAGATAAGTATTTAAAGTAACATTTTGTAATTGTAATATTGTTAACTTGTGTAGTATTTCTAATTCCTATTCCTTCATATAGATTGGTAGTATCAGTAGGTAAAGAAGCTCTGTAAACTCCTTCTACTACAGTATCCTTTATGTTTACATAATATGAATTTAGTAATAAAATACCTACACCCCTAACGTTTTTTATTGACACATTGTCAATTTGGAAACATCTATCAGGATTATTTACAACTAATACATCATTTGTGTACTCTTCATTTATTTCAAATCTTATATTTCTTATATCTCCTCTAATAATCCCCCATCCATCATCTTCACCTATTGTAAAAATTGGATTAGCGTCAGTGGGATTTATTTTTAAAACCGTTTTAAACCTTCCTATACCTTCTATACCTTTATTTGGTAATCTTACATTAGAACAGTTTAAAATATATTCCCCTTCTAAAAATCTAGCACCTATCCCTAATCTATCACATTCATTAAAATAATTTTCAATTTCTTCTTTTGATATTTCTTTATTTTGGACTATACCATAATCATATGCACAAATATCGCTTTTTTTCTCAATATGTGCCAATTGCTCACTAAGCTCCTCATCCTTAGCATGTAATCCCTCTAAGTCCGCCTCAACCTCAGCAACCATAGCTTCCATATCAGCTTTACCTTGGTTTACTTGAGCCGTCATATTAGCCTCAGCTGTAGCTATCTTACCATCAACAGTCTCAGCTACATTATGAACTTCCTCTATACCTTCGTTAAGCTCATCTTCCAAAAACGTCATTCTAGAGTTAATCTCATAGTCACCTAGTTCTGCTGCAGCTTTGTTATCTGCTATAGTATTCTTAATATTTGTAAATTCTTTATCGTGTGCTACATCCTTAGCTTCCAGAGCATCTAGTCTAGCGTCTGCTTCAACGTGTCTGGAAATATCATTGTCGTTAACAGCTTCAATGCTCTCTTCTATCTTGTTTAACTTTGTAGCTGTGATTTTATCTCCAGCTTTCCAGTTCGTTTTAATATACTTTCCATTTTCGTCAAATGAAGCCATATTATCACTCCTTTATTTTTTTAGTGTAGGTTTGTCTAAACCTTTAGTTGAGTTGTCGTTCCATATTCCTAAGAATGCTGTTATTATCGCTATGATAGCTACTGGGTTTGCTAGTATTCCAACTAGAGCTTCAGCAAGTAGACACCAACTTGTAAGTTGGTTGAAGTCCACTCCAGAAGCTGAGAATATCAATGCGAATGTTGATAGCCAGAAATATGGGTTTTTGAATTTTTCTTTCATTTGGGTTCACCTCCTTGGATTTATTGTATAAAAATAGAACCTTCGTTGTTGAAGGTTCGTTAGTACGTAATATAAATCTATTGTAAAAATAAATTAGTTATAATACTACCCAATCTATACCATCCCATATATAAAACTCTTTGGTACTAGATCCGTTTAAATAGAAAGTAGTCCCTATCGGTATATCTACTTCTGCATTTCTAGGTCTTTTATTTGTATCTGCTCCTGATTTAGATAAGAATATATCGAAGTTGTTATCACCGAACTTAAAGCCACAATTCTTTAAATGTTCATCTAATTCATCAAAGTTAAAAGAACTATACATTGTACAATTAGACATTACATAAGATGCTTTACTATATCTACCGTAAAAAGTTTTTGATGAGTTTAAAAAATTATAAGCATAAGAAATCTGCTCCATTGTCAAGTCAGGAGTTGAGCCATCTAAATTTAATATTTCATCGAATTTACAGTTATTAAACATAAAGTCTTTAAAATTAGCTTTAATGATTGTATTTGCACTATCTCCACGCTTAAGAGCAAAACGGCAATTATTTGCATATCCTTTAATATTAGAACCGTATTTCTCACAATTCAAATTCAAAACAGTACAATTATCAATTTCTATTATAGCTGGATAATTTAAAACTGATACACACAACTTATTGATATTATAAAATTTAAGTTTAGGTAATAAAGCATTTTTAGAGTTCTTTAAAAAGTTTTCTCCACCATCTCTTGTATTATTATAAAACAAATATATCTGCCCATCGTAATTACTAAAATCAGATTTTAATTGATATAACTCAACATTATCACATACAATTTCGCAATTATTAAAAATTGTTAAATCTTTTAATAGTGTACTGATTTCTTTATTAACAGTAAAACTAAAAGTTTTTTCTCTGTAACAATTGTTTGTAACCCCATAAAATAAAGCGAACCCCTTACCTGTTGTAGTTTTTACGTTTTTATAACTTGCTTTCTCAAAGAATATATAAGGGTTAGTATACGTTGTAGCATTTATATTTCCTACTCTACTTGATGTGTTATATATTAAAGCTATTGGGTCTGTTCCAACATATTCATTATCATCAATTATAAAGTTTTCAATCTCAATATTTTTAAACATACGAGTTGTATATCCAAAATCACTTTCTCCCGTGTTTCTAAACTCTATAATTTTAGGATATGAAGAAGTAGACTTAAGTTTGCAATTTTTTATTATAAGTTCTCCATCCCAAGTTGAACCGTAATCCTCTCTAAGATTTATAAAATAAGTGGAATTTATAACATTAACATTTTCAATAATTAAATCACCACTACCAATAAGAGTAAAGCCATTTTTATAAATATCTGTATCTCTACATATCAAATTATGCAATCCACAATGAGCGTCAACTCTGTTTAACTTTGAATTATATATTTTAAAGTCTTTTGAGTAATTAGAAGTCATTACACCCCATCTGGTTTCAAGTGAATAACCATATACTCTATCCATTGTTACATTAACGACTTCATCAAAACGTAAATCATAAGAACCTAGTTTACTATCTGATATTGTATAAGATATATGCGGTGATAAATTACAATCTTTTAATAATACATTACAACAAGTTTTGAAGTGTAAAAAACCATCATATGGAGAGCATATTTTTTCATCTTCTAATATGTGTGTAATATTTTCAAATACAACATTACTTCTATTTATTATAAATCCACGCTCCCAATAACTATTTAAGCCTTCATTATTAACTAAAGTAGTAAAATGCCCATTTGTTATTTTTATAGGTTTATCTATTTTATATAATGTAATTTTTGTAATACTTTCAAAATCCCAAATTACATCATTTAAAACATTCCCTTCATTATCAATAACAAATAAATCTCTTTGATTTAATCCGTTTTCTAAATTACCATGTCTGTTGAATTGTTTTTTCTTCGAATTTTCAACTCTTACCAAACAATTTCCGTAACCGGCTAAATTACTAATTTTTTTTGTATTTTTATTAACACTAATATTTGTTACATCAATATCTATTCCATCATAATTTGATGTAACTCTGAATATAGGATTTTTCTTAGTTGTTACACCGTTATCATCAATTATAAATTTACATCCGTTAAAATCAACGTCTGTTTTTACTTCAATATTATCATATGATTTTATATAATATGTCTTTGAACTATTTAAACACACTTTTAAGTTGTTTAAGTTTGCATATTCGTGTGTATTTTTTATAGCTAAGCTATCATCTGTAACTCCATCGCCTTTTGCCCCAAACATTTCATAGTTTATTTCAGTTGTAATATGTGCCAATTGCGAACTAACTTCATTCTTATGAGCAGTCATAGCAGCATTCGTATCTATTTTGAATTGTTGAACATCGGTATTAAGATTTCTCTCAAAATCTTCTACATCAGCCTCAACTTCAGCCATATGTTCTTTAACATACGCATCAGCATCTTTCTTAACGTTATCTAACGCATTAAGCATAACTACGTCTGATTCTTTAATGTTAGCGTTGATAGAATATAAAGCGTCCTCAATCTTATTCATCTTATTCTCAGTTATTACGTCGTGGTGCGCCCACTCTGTTTTTACATACTCGCCATCCCAAGTAAACGTTGGAAGTTCTTCATTGGATTGGTCTTTGAAAATTCTAGCATAGTCAACTATACCTTGGTCGACTACGTTCGTCTCATCCTCAGCAGCTATTGGGTTACGAATATCAAACCCATTCATTACTGGAGGAATTGTTACCCTTGATTTCATCTCAGCACTGTCGTATAGTCTTATTTGGAAAGAATAGAATCCCATTTCTATAAACTCATCTATCATTTCCTTAGTTACGACAAATACTACTTTACCTTCGTGACACTCTGCTAATTCAGAGAACATGTGTTCACCGGACGGAGTGTTTAATACCAACTGACCGTGCGATGCATTTACAGATTTAATTACGTTACCGTCTTCAGAGAACATAAACTCATTACCAACTAAAGTAAACTCTATCTCAACCTCTCTATCCCCTCTATAAAGGACTATAGGTCTGTCTATGATACATTCTTGTTCTCCAACTGTCACAATTCGGTTAGTATGAATCATTTAATCACATCCTTTATTAAAAATATAAAGAGGCTCCGAAGAGCCCCCATATTAAAATATCATACTTATAATCACAGAGACTATAGCACCAAATATAGCTAATCCCATAGATATAAATATGCCTGTTTGTTGTTTTTTACTATCATTAATATTGTTTCTAACAAACTGCTCCATTGTGTCATTTCTTCGTTCTAATGATTTTATTGTTTTGTCATGCTCTCTATTTTGAGCTTCGAGTTGGTCTATTCTAGATGCAAGTTTCTGCTCCTCGATGTTAGAAAGCTTTGCTTTGACGAAGGACATATCTTGGACCAATTGCAGAAGTAGTTCTTGAATTTTTTCGTCCCCCATTTTTTAGTCTCCTTTACATATATTGCTTCACGAATTCGTATATTCTTCTAGCCATCAATTCTTGACCAGCATCGTTAGGATGAACACCATCGCCATTTGGTGCGGAAGAACAAGAGAAATACATTTTGTTATTAGCAGGTAACCATGGTCTTAATCCGCTTTCGTGATATAAATCTAATACCGGGATACCATAATGTCCGCATACTTCTTTTATAGCAACAGTAGCTTCTTCAAATATTCCGTCTCTACCCCATAACTTTTCAGCAGACCCCTCCGAACTACTATCATATTGTCTAGGTGTTGATATAATCCAGCCGAATGAAGTGTTAGGATAATTCTCTATTATATATTTGCAAGTGTAGTGTAAAGCACCATATAAAGATACGAATTTCATATCTTCAGATTGATCCTCAAAGGTTCCTATATTATATGTTATAGGACAAACCCCACTATAATCGTTCATATTACCCATTAATAATATCATACTATAATTATCTCTAGGCCAATTCGGCAATCTAGTTATTAAAGATGATGCACTATTATATCCACGTACAAGTCCTGTACCACTTTTAGCTTCGTTATACACAGAGCCTAACTGTAACCAATCTTTTAAGAAGCCATGCCAGTTTGTATTACATCTGAAGTTGGCTTCTGTTATACTATCTCCCGCTACTAAGATTTTAGTTCCTGCAAATCTAGATGAAGATAAGTCACCGCTACTACCGCCGGCTTTTAATATTCTTATATCATTTTCCATAGTTTTAACTTTAGCTTCTACTCCTGGTACAGTTATCGGATTAGTATATCTAGACACTTTAAATGATGTATATCTAGCTGGAGACGCTCCAGTTAATATGCCGACACAATTAACATCCTCAGTTAATACGCATACTTCTGTAGTACCTACACTTTCTGATACTGAAATACGAATAGTATTTCCTTCTTTGCGTATGACAAATACAGTACTTCTATTTGGACTAGAGGCCCATAGATCACCAACTTCAACAATCGGACTTGGCGATTTAATTACGGTAGGCTGTCTGTAATCCGTCAATTCGTATCCGTGACCTCTTCCGCCAGGTTGACCATTTATTAATATAAATTTAACGCTCTCGCCTGTTACGTTATACACTAAGTAGAACCAAGACTCTAGATTTGCTGTTTCAAATTCAAAAGTTTCATCTGTTGTATACATTAATCCCCATGTGCTTACGTTTCCGTGTTCGAATCTTATATTACCCCCATTACATTCAGTCCATAAAACGTTTAGCTGATTTTCGAAAGTATTCGTTGCAATATTATCAGTGGTCCATTCGATAGTACTTGTGTCGCGATATCCTACCAAACGCTGATCTAATGCACTCGATGAGTATGTCGAATCCGTTGATGGAATTATATCATTTATAATGTCGCCTTTTAATAGATGTTTTTTTGTTATGCTTCCATGAGAAATATGACGACTGTCAATGCTACCCTCTTCAACTTCCACATTGGTCATTACTGGTTTATTAGTTACAACATAATAATCACTTAATGGTAATAAATCAAGTCGCATGGATAATCTACAATATTTTATCGTGTTCAAGTCTGGGACTTCAAGCATCACTTCGGATAATTCATTTGTAATGGCACCTCTAATTCCTGCTATATAATTATAATCGGCATCATAATAAGCGCCTAGAGCTAAAGGACTGTATATTGGTATAGTTATAGATTGGCCGGGGTTAACTCTAAAATAAGAAGTAGCGCCATACAGTTCATGAGATACCAACCCACCAGTAGAAGTATCAACGTAGCATTTAGTATTTATCGTCATGTCTTGTAGGATGTTAAGCTTGCTTGTATCTATAAATGCAATGTGTCTGGCTTCTATTGAGTTGTCGCCAACCATAATGTCTGGAGTTAATATTGACTTCCCTCCTGATGAAATAATATAATAATTCTCTAAGGATACTAAGTCAACTCTCATACTCATACGACAATATTTTATATTAGGGTTATTCGGAACGGTTATAGTTCCTGATGTAGGAATATCTATCTGCGAACCAGTAACACCTTGTATAAATTTACCGTTTTCATCGTAGTATGCACCTAGAGATACTGGACCTATGCATGATACACGAATCACATCACCGCTTTTTACTCTGAAATAATCAGTAGACGCATATCTCTCGTGTTCTCGTATCGTACCGTCACCACTGGATACAAAACTATTAGGTAATGTCGAAGTATAATTTAGTATATTACCTTCACCTCTAACGAAGAATGATGTTTTATCTGGAGTCACTTGACCGTCAACTATATTTTCAGTTAAAATAGCATTTTTACCTACTACTGCTACACTTCCGCCAGTCATAGCTTCTTTAACATCTTGCCCCATGTTTTTCATTGAGAATATTTCGTTTTTATCAGCTTTATTAGCGTCTAGAACGTTAAAATTATTAGTCACTCTCTTATCTAAATCTGCTACGTCATTCTTTTCATTTTTATTCATCTTATCAAGAGCATCTTCTATCTTATTAAGTTTTCCTTCTGTTATTCTATCGCCAGTTTCCCAGTCCGTTTTATTATATTGCCCATTAGCGTCGAAAGTAGGTCCTACGTTCTCTTCTTTTGGATCGACAACCTTAGCTATAGAATACCCAACTATAGCATTGTTAACTTCGTTGTCATGGTCTTCTGAAGCTACTGGTTCTCTTACCTCTATACCAAACTCAACAGGAGGTATAGATACACGAGATTCTCTGTAATAGTCAAACAGACGTATTTGGAAAGAATATAAACCAACTTCTTCTAATTGGTCTATCATTTCTTTAGTTAGTGTGAAAGTTACAGTACCATCTTCGCACTTAACTATTTCAGAGAACACATTTCCGCCATAAGGAGCTAAGATTGCTAATTGTCCGTGAGATGCTTTCTCTGAATCAACAAGGTTTACACCGCTTTTGAATCTGAACTTAGACTCCATTATTGTGAATTTTATCGATACTTCGTAGTCCCCTCTGTATAAGATGACTGGTTCATTGATTGAACTCTTACCATTACGTATCGTAATTTTTCTATCTGTGAAAATCATTTAAATATCACTTCCTTTTAAATATTTTATTGTTGATTTTCCACCTCTTCATTATTCTTCTCTAGTTCATTTTGAAGTTGCTTTAATTGCGCCTTCAGTAGAATGTTCTCATTAGTTAATCTATCTATTGTTTCTCTATAAGCTTCTAATACAAAATTCATATCTACTTGCATAACATACCTCCTATAAATATTTAGTGAAATCTACCGAATCCGCTTTTAATTTTAATTGTCTAGACTCTACGTCGACATAGAATCTATTAGTGAATTCCATTACAGTTGGGTCTTTTGGAACAACTATGAAATCCATTATCAACGAATAGTCCGCAGCTCTTTCACCGAAACCACTCATATCTTGTACTCCTGTACAATAAGAATATATAGTTCCATCACTTTTGTAAAAATATAACGTCATACTAGCTTCATGTTCAGCCATACTTGCCATTAAATCACTCTCCTTTTTATACGAATGCCCAGTATGCTACAACTGGTTGCATTGCTTCTCTTTCTCCTGCTGTTGTACCGTTACCAACCAATTGACCCCATCCGCCATATGAAGTTCTATTCCATGCTCTGACTGATGCATAAACTTGGAATGTTCCAGCACTCTTATTAATGTTAAGTGCTTCAGCATAGAATGATAATAGTGGGAAATAGCAACCGGTAACATAACTATCGTTGGAAATATAAATACGTTTAATACTTGTAACGACTTTAAAGTTCTTACCTTGGAATTCAGACGGTAGAGTTATTGTCCATGTCGATTCGGACGGACATCTATATTCACCTGCGTGTAGTAAATAATGATAACCTGAAGCAGTACCGCCTTTACTCCAAGTCATACCTTTAGCGTCTATTCTAGTGTAACTGCCGTCAGTATGAGTCCATTTTGAATAACCGGCTGCGTGGTATGCAGTTGTGTTACCAGTTGTACTTCCTATAGTGAAGTTGTTTCCGTCGAAGGTGTAGTTTGTTCCAGATAGTTTACCGTTTATAGAAAGCCCCCAGCTTGTTGCGTTCTGTTTGACTACTGTTCCTATTCCATCCGCAGAAACCTTAGATTCTATACCATCCAGAGTCACTTCGAATGATGCAAATTTCTTATCGACTTTACTCTCAAATGATGTAAACATACCGTCAACAGTAACTTGGAAATTAGCAAATTTCTGGTCTGTTTCGTTGCGTATTTCTAAGAACATTCCATCGACAGTAACTTTAAAGTCTGCGAATTTCTTATCCGTCTCATCTCTTATCTGTAAAAACATTCCTTCCGTATCAACTTTGAATTCCAAGTAATCATTTTTTACAAGCAAGAACTCGGTCTCGACTCTTTCCAGATGTTCGTTACTCGCCGATACGTCCGTTACGTTTCCATCTATTATAGCCGTATGATTGTTTATACTAACTGTTACGCGCTCACCATCTTTTATATGCACCGTGCTATCTGCCGGTGTTAATAAGTCCGAACCATCTATTTGTACATATTGCTTATCGTCATAAATAACAGTTGTCCCGAACAGTTTCGATTGCTGTTGTTGAGTATGTTTCTCTCTATCATTAGTTATTTTGACAAATTGTGAAACCAAGTTATTCGATAGGTCCATTATTTCACCCCATCCCATAAATTGCTAGTGAATACCGCTTTCTCTGTCACAGGACACCCAGGAACACAGTCTATAGATTGACTAATGATCTTAGCCTTAACATTCCTTATCCCTGCTGCCTCGTAGTTAAGCCTTACACAATCGCCAACTCTGACCGGACAGTACCCGTGAGTATAGTTAATTGTATATTCTATTGAAGACAGGCTCTTCAGCATTCTAACAGCATAATCTTTCATCTCCGCTTCCGAAGGTTTTCCGACCACGTCCGGATTACTTATCCTATGTGTTATTCTTCTACCTCTACTTACTGTTGATACCGGACTATCAGGGTCATCGTTAACCACTTTAATAGACATAGAAGATGTTCCGTTCGAATAAATTACTTCAACTTCGTTTGGTATACCATATAAGTCATGTTGAATATCAAATGAAGGGTATAGAATTGAACTATTACCAGTATCAAACGTCCATACTGGTTGTAGACATGAAATATCTTGTTCTGGTGCGAACATAACCCTTCCTAATTCATCTATGTCAACTCTCATATCGGCGTTAGCTATTAAATCTCGAATGAATGTCATCCAAGTATCATCAATATTAGCTACGAAGTCGTGGTGTAATTTAGTATCTTTAGTTGTGCTTACAACCGGCGCTCTCATTTGTTCTCTCATTAATAGGTATGCTCTCTCCATAATGTTATCTTCCTTGAGCATAGAATATCCAAGCGGTGGATTCTTTTCTTTAAGCTCTATTAATGGGGTATAAGCATCCATTGTAATGTTTTTCACTTTACCATTAAAGCTATATGAAGGCGTCTGCACCATATAAGTCCCTAATGGATGTTTCTCTCTAATTCCATTTTGAATTGTTACGAGGTAGATTCTTATATAGCATTCACCCAATGATTCAGTTATCGATATAGAGGCTGAGCCAAGTGTTTCAGCCTCCAAATCCCTTGAGATTCTACTACTAATAACTGTGTCTATTTTCTTTACATCCTTCCAAGTACCAGGGTCCACTATATAGTACTCGAAAGTTTGCTGCATTGTGGATGTCCAATCGGCCATTCTAGATGCCTCCTTCCACTCTTGTTAGCGTAAGCGTTACAGGTACCGTAGGTTGGTTGTGAGTTTGATTGAACGATACTTGAATGTTCGCCCAATAGCCACTTCCGGACGGTTCTCTAACATACACATCGCCCATGTATATCGCTAACCTTCTCAATCCGTATAATGTGTTTTTATCTTGCTTATCTATTTCCACATTCCAAGTCGAAGTTATACCAAGTTGAGTTCCATAATAACTAACTGGATGTGAACGTCCTATATACTCAACCATTTGTACATCCGCAGAGTTGCTATCTGAAATATCAATGTTAAATGGTAACTTAAGCATTGACCCAGACCATGTTGGTTTGTCGGGTTGTTCTTCACCAGTTGATTCAAATGAACTCCATGCTTCATCCCATTGTATAATTACTGCTTTCTCTCCAACAGGGAATCCTGGAATATCAGTAAAGCTTACCGCTCCTGTTGCGTCACTTATAGCCACTATTCTGTATCTAGCAAAGTCTAGTGCAGGATGTGGATCTGTAACGAACGTGTTATCTGTGTTCTTTAGTCCGCTACCTATCTCAACATATCTTCCGTCGTATTCTCTTCTGTAAACAGACAGAGTAACTCCTTCTACCAATTTAGGTGTACTAGATTGCACCACGCAGAAGAATTCACTTTTACCGGCTCCTGTTGTTCCGCTATACACAATATCATCATAAGTTTCAGTGTAGCACTCATTTATCGAAATACCCGAAATATCTTTTAAGACAGTATTAGTACGGAAGAAACTACCAGTTGACTGGTCATAAGTTACTTTGTAAAATATAAATGGATAGAAATCGCAGTAAGGTCTTATGTGAGTACATAGAGTTTCTGGGTCGTACGATATCTCAGCGTTAGGAGGAGTTATAACATCTTCCCAAGCAACCTCGAAATCCACAGTGTCTTCGGCATTCAGACCTGTATCCATTGTAACGACACAGTTGACTGTATACTGCACGTTGTTCTCTAAGTCTAGACTAGCAGGTGTTAATTTAAGAACTAAATCTTCACTTGTATCATAATACTTAGAATATACTTCGTCGCCTTTAGATACTATTTGCATATTACCGATTTCATCCCAATACTCATAAGAATCATTAGCAACTATTGAGACGTGGTATCCGATTGCTTTTTGTGTATCTGGTCCCGCGTCACCCTTAATATAAATTGGGAATGAATTTACAGTATATAAGTTATCACCGTTTACATTTGTGACATTGACAGAAAGTGTAGGTGGAGCATATACATCGATTTTTCTACTCATAGACCAATCGCCCCATTCGGCTACGACACCTTTAGTTCTAACTCGCCACTCTATTGTTGTGCCGTCCGGATAGGTTTTAGTGTTTAAGTTGTAGAATCGATTTTCGTCATCTTTAGGTTTGCCCATAGAGATAGTTGATTTAGTGCCATTTACGGTAAGCTCTAACTCAGCGTCAGTTTCTTTAGAACCATCTTGAGAATTATGCACCCAGTATAAAACCACTACGTCATTGATTAACGCGGTTGATGTTGACGACCAAGTTGTTGGCGCTCCCGGTTTAGTACCTATAACAGTAGATTTGGGAGACGTCCAAGTGGAAGTACCTTGCTCGTTTACGGCTCTGACTCTGAAGAAATATGTTTCACCGCTACCTAGACCTGTAACGATATAAGTCGTGCTAGTTACATTATTGATTGTTGTGGATGCGTTCGATGCTCCAAGGTACTCTTGCTTAGTTGCATACTCAATGTCATAAGTCTTAGCCGATTTAACAGCAGACCATTTAAGTTCTATCGAAGTTTCAGATAGCGCTTTACAACTAGTTATACCAGAAGGAGCAGTAGGTTTGACTTTGGATTCTACGTTAGCAGAATAGTCAGACCATTCAGACCAGCTAGAGCCCTTTTTAGCTCTACAACGAACCTTGTATTCTTGGTCCGCGTTTATCGTACAAGAATATGAAGCGGCATTAGTTATTATCGAAGCGCTACCAGTCTTGAATACAGTAGAGTCATTTTGAACTACTTGGAACTGCATTTCCGTACCGTCGCTATAATTAGCCACTTTTGCGGTTAACTTGTATTCCTCTATTGTTACTGTAGGAGCTCCTGGTTTGTCTGGAACTTCAACAAAAGAATACGTTTTCGCAGATGACCAACTAGCAGTCCAATAACTTACTTGTTTTGTTGTGTCTCCCGATTTTTGTTCGTACGTTGTGGAAATCGGTTTCACTTGGAATTTAACTTTCTTAGCATTTTCTGGTGCGGTATAAAGAGATTGTTTTTCTTTTGTTTCTGAATCGCTACCGACAAACCATACGCCATTACCAGTGTCATACCACCATTTGGCTTGGTACTTATCGGTATTGGATTTACTCCAAGTCCAAGTAGCAAATATAGTTCTATCCGTATCCGATTGTATTCCGAATTGGTTTATTACTGCTACGTTAGAGCTAGTATTCGCATTCGAAGTAGAGCCTCCACTGCTAGAACCACCTGAGCTAGTAGAAGCGGTAGATGCTTCTTCGTGCAGTTTAATTACTTGCCCTACATATATCTTGTTCGGGTCTGGTATATTATTTATCTTAGCCAAGAATTGGTATGTTACACCGTATTTCCTTGCTATAGCGCTTAGTGTATCGCCCTTCTTGACTGTATAAGTTGCTACCGCCATTACTTATATCCTCCTTTCTATTCTAGCAGCTCTCACTAGAGTTTCTACTGCATTTACTATATTACTTCCGTCATCATATGTTATTCCATTTATGTTGTAGCTCGTGTTGCCTGCTACTGGCATGCTGTTCTTAAGGTCTTTTATAGCAGATACTACTTCACTATTACTAACTCCATTTTGAACTGTGCCCATACTACTTGTCATAATGTTAGCTGCGTCAGTTGATAATGCGATATTACCACTTCCTGGTATCATACTATTAAGTCTTCTTGAGTTTGCTTGTACATTACTCAAGTCTAAGACAGGTGTTATTATAGGGTTTGTGTTTATGTCTACTAAGTCGTTTATAGAAGTTAAAGGTTTACTAAAGTTATCCACAACTTTATCCGCCACATGAGTAGCTGTTTTAGCAACACCTGATGCGTATCTATCCAAACCTACTATCAAACCTTGGTCTACGAATTTACCTATTTCGATAAATACTTTTGAAGGCGAATTAATTTTTAATGCGCTTTTTGCAGCGTTTATAGCACCTTCAACAACACTTTTAGCTTTAGATGCAACACTGCTAGCCATCGAAGTTATACCGTTAACTAGCCCTTGGATTAAACTTTTACCTGCTCCAACTAATGCTCCACCAAGATTTGTAGCCGCTGTTTTAGCAGCGTTTATACATGTTGTGACCGCTGATTTAGCAGCACCCAACATTGACTTTATACCATTACATAATCCTTCTAGAAGTTGTTTACCACCTGCTGTAAATCCGCTTATAGCGCCTCTTATAACAGCTAAGCCTGCTGCGGCCATCGCTTGTATGATTTTAGATATAGCTGCTTCTAGACGCCCTTGATTAGCTAATATACCATCAGCAACACCTTCTACGAAACTAAGAGCTAGATTTATACCGGCTTGTATAACTGCTCCAAGTTTGCCTGCCACACCATTTATAAAGTTAACACAAGCTTCTATACCGGCCGTCACTAGTCTTTCGATATTAGCAGCAATACCTTCTAGTATACCGATAACCATTTCCATACCATATTTAACTAATTGTGGTATACCTTCAGCCAATGACTTAGCGAATGCCAACACCACATCCATACCAGTTTGAGCTATTTTTGGTATATTATTTTGAATTGCAGTGAGTATGGCATCCAACAAAGTACTAAATGCCGAAATTATCTGCGGTGCACCTTTACCTACTGCTCCGGCAAAGTTAACCATTGCTTCTCCAGCTTTAAGACCTATTTGTGGTAATAGTCCTATAAGTTGCCTAATGAATTCTATTATTAGGAATCCAGATCCACCTACAGCCGCTGCTACAGCGGCTAAACCAGTACCGAATAACGCACAACCAGCACCTGCTAACGCACAACCAGCACCCAATAATGCTACGGATGCCGCTAGCCCTAATAACCCAGGTAAAGCTCCAGTTAATAAATATCCAGCTGCCGCTATTACTGCGAACGCACCTGCTAAAGCTAATAGACCGATACCAACTTGTTGTAAGCTTAGTTGACTAAGGGCTATTAACTGAGGTGTAAATATAGCCATTGCTGCCGCCATAACCAACATCGCTGCCGCACCTGCTATACAACCAGTCATCGCATACATAGCCACTGCTAATATTGCTAATGAACCAGCTAAGGCCACTAAACTCTTACCTATCTCTTCCCAAGACTGTCCGCCAAGCATACTCAGTGCTACACTTAGGCCCATAAGTGCTATACTCATTGCGCCTAGACCGACTGATAATAACAACATTTGAGGTCCAGATATAAGTTTAGACGCTACACCTAGAACTGTTAATGCTCCTGCTAAAGCGGTTAAACCTCTACCTATAGTTTCCCAGCTAATATTACCCATAGCTTTTGTTGCTTGTGATAATGCCAATATTGCTACAGACATAAGTGTCAATCCAACTGCTAGGGATGCCATTTTTAGTCCGCTTCCACCAACCTTACCAAATACACCTATAACCGTTAATATGCCTGCTATACCTGTTAAACCTTTTATTATCTGATTGGTGTCTAGATTACCAAATAATCGCATAGCTTGAGATAGTACTATTAATGCTGCCGATAATATCAATACTGCTGTCGCGGTACTAGTACTAAGGTCTCCGAATTTAGCTAAAGCCAAGAATCCTGCTAGCTCTAGTAATACTGCTGTTAAAGCAAATAAACCAGAACCTAATGTTTCTGCATCTATACTACCAAGTAGTTTCAATGCTCCAGCCATGCCCATTAAAGCGACGCTAAATATCAATAAGGCTGCTGATGTTTGTTTAAGTCCTTTATGACTTCCACTGAAAGCTTTAACTGAAACATTAAGAGCCATCATAAGTGCTGCTAGTCCGACTAATCCTGTAAGCATCTCTCCGATACTAATAGTAGATAGTATTTTCATAGCAGTTGAAAGTAATAATAGTGACGCTGCCATAGTTATCAAGTAACTATTTATACCCGTTAAACCTTTAGCTCCACCAGCTTTAAGTATACCAACATAAGCGCCCATTAAAGCAGCTATTATACCTACGATACCCATTAAACCTGTACCGATTTCAACTGGATCTAGAGTTGATAGTAACATTAAAGAACCAGCAAGTATTGCTATCGCTCCTGCTATCTTTAATAATATTCCAGCTTGTAAGTCTCTTTGCCATGCTTCTAAAGCTTCTTTTGTTGTTCCTAATACTTCGACCACGCTCTTACCGATAGAACCGAATTCTTTAAACATGTTACTAAAGCTCTTAGTTACATTTTTAACGTCATCTGAGATACCGCCAATTTCTTTGAAAGTATCTTTGATATGCCCAGCAAGTTTAAGACCTGATGCTGTTTGTAATCCTTTCATTATTGTATCAAAGTTTATAGTTCCTACGGCTTTACCTATACCTTCTCCTAATGTAGATATAACTGTTCCAACCGGGTTTAGTATTTTACCAAGGTTACCGAACACCTTACTAAAATCCACACTACCAATAGAATCGAAGAAATTACCTATTCCGGTTTTTAAACTTTCGAATTTATCGCCTATGAAAGTAAAGGCTTTATTTAAACCTGTTCCTATTCTATCAAATACTTGTTCACTTAGTGCTTTTGAAACGGTACTCGCGAATTTACCTACAGTTGAAGTAACTGACAATACTGCGGAACCTATAGAAGGGAATACTCCTAGTAAAGGTTTTAGTCCTTTTACAACATTCCCAACAGCACTACCTACAGTTTTAAATACATCAAATACTCCTTTGAATGTATTCTTAATTTTCTTAGCCGTTTCATCATTCATTTTGAATTTGTAAGTAAGGTCTCTGAACTTAGTAGATAAGTCAGTTAACTTTTGTCCAGTCATTGAAGGGAATACTTCTTTCCAAGCATCTCCTATTGACCCTAGACCTTTACCAACACTTTGTATAATGTTAGAGAAACCTCTTATAGCGGCATCTCTACCACCACTTTCATTCCAGAACTGAAGCATCTTATTTCTAGCTTCGGTAGAAGGTCCTATTATTGAATCGAATCCGTTTTTTATGTTGGTTAATAATTCCGTAGCTTGGTCTTTATCGCCTATAATGTGTTCCCATGATATAGCCCATCCGGATTGTACGGATTCCTTCATGGCATCCATCATACCAGTAATGGTACGAACTTCAGTCGCTGCTTTATTTGCGCGGTTAGCCATATCGCTTATTGCTTTAGCCTGAGTAGCTGTGAATCCTTGAGCTCTAAGTTCGGACTCTTTGTAAGCTCCTGAAATTTGTTTAAGCGTCTCGATCATTACATCCGAAGTTAACCATTCGCCTTTAGTTAAACTCTCCCTGAAACTACCAAATTTTTCTATAGCAGCTTCAGCACCTGTACCCATTACTTCAGATGTTCTTATTAATGCTTTCTGGAATGCTTCACCACTCATACCCGCATTTTGAAGTGAGTTCCAGTCCATTAGTTGAACTTTACCTGCCGCTAATGCTTGTGACATTTGATACATCGCACCTGCTGCTTTAGTTGCGTCAACGCCAAAGAATGCCGCCAAGTTTGACATACCTTTAATTGCTGCGACCGAATCTTCCAATCCAACACCCGCTGCAGTGAATTTACCTATATTATCAGTCATTTGAGCAAAGTTATAAATAGTCTGGTCTGAATATTTATTTAACTCATCTAAAGCTGCGGTTACTGTATCTAGCGTTTCGCCTTTATCGGCCGTATTAGCTAAGATTGTACTTATCGAGTTTGTCTTTAGTTCGTATTCATTGAAACCTGTAGTTAGAGGCTCAAGTGTTATGGACTTCAACATTTTAGTTCCAAAGTCAGCTACCCTAGAACCAAGGTTTAAAAATATCCCTTGAACTAGTGAGTTAAGTGCTGAGAATTTCTGTCCGACAGCATTAGTTGTATTGCCTAATTCTTCCATGCTATCGGTAGTATCGTCTATTCCATCTTCAGCACCATCCATCATACCTGCAAACTTTTCTGCTGCTTTGTCTCTAATATTTAATAAGAAATTTCCAAATTTTTGCAGTTTAGTTTCTGATTCATCAATGTCTATAATATCTTCTGTTTCGAAATTCATCCCAGAGACCTGAGCTTGAACTTCTTTTAATGCTTTACTTACTTCTTTTAACCCGTCAGCGGCAGATGTCTTACTAAGAGTCTCGTTTAATTTTTCTAACGATTGTAAAGTCTTTGAAATCTTACCCTCAAAGTCGGAGTTATCAAAGGTCATTTTGACGATTCGTTCGTCTATAGAACTCATGATCTAGTCACCTCTCTCCATGCCGCTTCTGCTATCTGATCAAATATAGGTCTCATAGCAGGGTTAATGTAATCTGTAGGTGCAACATAGCCTCCGGTACCAGTACCATGTCCGAATTGTAATATTACTGCTATATACACCCCTTTGTTTTGGTCTGTGTTCGTCCAGTATATAACTACTCTGCTTCCTTCGTTTACTATTTCATACCCCCAAGATGCTGCAGTGGAACCGTCTTCTTTAGGAGTTGCTGCGGCTAAAGCGGATACACCCATTTGAGCGTACTTTTGTAATATCGAATTGAAATCCAGGTTTTCTATTCTGTTAAGGAACTTTAAAGTTTTATTAAAGTTTCCTGTAACTGTACATTTGATCATTTAATTCACCACCTTTAGGTCGTACCTACCCTTTAGTTTGGAATTGTTTCTTTCTAGCTTCATTCAGAGCTTTGTTTCTAGCTAATATTTCTTGTCTGCTCATTTTCTTAGGTGGATTATTCTTAATATTACATACTTTAACCAATGTTAATAATCTATTCAGATGCCAATACTGACACTCGAATGGAATGTTAAACGAAACCATCCAGTAGTATATGACTTCTGATGTTACTGTTTCTTGCCCTCTACCGGGTTTATCATTTGAAAATGTGGTAGCAGTCATAGGATGTGCTATATAGTCGTTTATACTTTTTAAGTTATCTTCTGTTAGTCTAGTTAATACTCCTTTGTCTGTTTTTTCATCTATACACATACAATGAACATAATCTAGAATTTCTTCTAATGTTTTATTCTTACCATCTAGGAACGGTTTACACCATTTTGATTCCCATTTTGAAATTGAGACCAGAGAATGTTCCAATTGTATAGTGGCGTCATCATAATATATGAATTCGCTTGTTTCTTCATCGAAATATTCTAATCCAGGTATAGTTATCTCTAACATCTCTGGTCACCTTTACTACTTATTAATGTTAGCAGGCATTATACCATTTACAAATGCCGCTGCTTCACTTTCATTAAGAGCTAGTGACATAAATATTTCGCTGTATGCTTCGGTTTCAGAGAAAGCTTTTGAAATTTCTTCGCTTTTCATAAATCTTCTACCATCTGCAGATTTTTCACCATAAGCTTTTAGCACCATTTGTTTGAATAAACTAACGATTTTTACATTATCCTTAGATGCTACTATTTCTTCTAGCATTTTAGAAAAGCCACCTTCTACAGACATTTCCATTTCAGCGACTTCGGCTTTAGATAGGTTGAAATAAAAATCTTCAGTTCTTTCCACACCATTATAGTCTACATAAGTTACAGTTTTCTTGATCATGTTAAATATCTCTCCTTAATTTAGTATTTTGTACTGATTAAAAAATAAGAGCCCCACGTTTTTATTGCGAGGCTCCGTTAAATTACTTAAGCATTTCCATTATTTCATTAGGTAATAATAATTTAGCTTCGTTTGATTCGTCTCCGAATAATGCATCTTCTAATAATGCCATTTTTCCTTCGTCAACTTTAGATGCATCTATAACTAAAGATGCAGTTGGTTTGAATCCATCAACTGGAACTGGAACTGTAGATAGTTCCCAGCTAAATGTTATTGCTTCTGGGTTATCATTTATTGTAGAATATGATTTCTCAGAAGGTGCTACAGTACATCCATATAATAAATGTAATTTGTAGCTAAATTCTTGCCCTTGTATATCGTTACCTACAGCTGTTCTGTAGCATAATCCGAATGCTCTTCTTGCTTGTTGACCGATAGTAACACCAGTTGCTATAGTTGCACTACCGTCACATTGTTCGAATTCTTCAGGATATGTGTAAGCTTCTATTGTAGCTCCGAATTGTTCTGCAGATCTTAAAGTAAGGTATTTAACGTCATCTGCATATAAAGGAGTTTCTTCTGCTCCTGAAGGACTTTCTGTTACTGCTGTTAACCCATTCCATACTACTCCGTTTTTGTAT